TAACGGGCTTGTGTGTTGTGCCAGTTAAAATTACAGATCTATCATCTGCCATTGATTCGATTGTTGTAGCAGATTCTGCTGTCACTTTAAGTGTAGCAATAAAGCCTAGTGAATGTGTATGCGATACGATGTCTTGTAAAATGTCTTTCATATTTTTCTCCAATGATTGTTTTTATTGTATAGTATAAGCCTTTGTAAGTCAACTCTTTTTTCTAATAGAATTGTTAGATTCAACTGCTGCTTCTAGTGTATTTAGATTTATGTTTGCATTTGCTGCTGTTTTTAGAAGTGCTTGAGTGTCTTTAGGTAAACACATTCCGCCCCAACCTCTTGTCTCTTTTTCTATAAATGTATGGCTTTCACCTATACGACTGTCAACACCGACTCCCCAACGCACACAGTCATAGTTTAATCCTAGTGTTTCGCAAAAATTGTACATTTCGTTAAAGAAACTACACTTGGTAGCAAGAAATGCATTTCTAAAATACTTGATTGCAATAGCATCTTGTGGTGTACAAAGAGAAATTTTTATTTCTGGATAGGTATAGGAATAAAAATCTCTCCAATAATCGGTGTTTCCGCCTGCTAAAAAGATGTGTTTTAGATTTCTCAAATCCTCATCTGCTGCACTAGCCCGTAAAAATTCAGGACTAAATGTAACAGAATGTTCTGGAAAATCTCTCTCGATGTCTTTCCACCCATCTAAGGATATTGTACTTTTAACTAGTATAGGAATGTGTTTAGGAAGTGTACCGATAACATGATGTACAATACTCATATCGCAACTTCCGTCATCAGTTGAAGGAGTAGGAACACAAACAATTGCAGCATGTAGATTTTTAATATCTTCGACACGAGTATTGTTAAAATTAGGATCTACTATAGTAATTTCGTGATATAAATTAAATGCATTGTAATAGGCTTTACCTACAAAGCCGTAACCAAGTAATGCTATCATGCTGCTATCCTTGCTTCTTGATAAAATTGTAATGTTTCAAAAGTAAATCTCCAGTCAGTTACTTCGATACCAACGCCTCTATTGCGTTTTTTAATCTCTTGTGCTAGTGGATAATCGTTTCCGTCTTCGGACATCTTATCTCCAAAAAAGTAAAGTCTATCCCCGCTTTTAAAATGTTCTAGTATTTGACTTTTATCTTTGCCTTTTTCGTAAATGTCAATGCCAGTTTCGCCACCAATACGTGCTTCAAGGTCTTTGAAGGTTGAATTAAATCCATCAACTAGTTTTTTTCTTTCCTGATCTAATTCGTCAAATTCAACATATAGACGACGTTCTTTTAACGTAGCATTTCTTCCTACAACACTAAAGTTGACTGCACCACCACGTTCTTCGATATGGTTACCTGTGCGTAAAACAAACTTACTTTGTTTTAATTTGCCTTCTAACCAGTGACGTGCGAGATCTGGTAATTGCCAAGTTGATTGTTTTACAACATTGCCTTTGACTCTTACTTCATTGCCACTGCAATTAAAAATAATACTAACAGCGTTTACAATACGTTCGTTGAGTTGCTCAACGGTTTTGCTATAATCGCTACCAGTTACTAGATATACAGAATTTTGTTGACAAAACAACAAAAAGAAATCAGCAAACTCAGGATTTATCTTTCCTCTACTAGGAGTAAGGGTTCCGTCTACATCAAAGATAAATTTATTCATATGCTTTTAGATTCCTTTTCTGCGTCAACTACTCTTCGACGTAAATCGCTACTGCTAAATCTGTGATCACGTTTGTTAAAATGTAACTCAATGCCACGTTTACGACATACGTCTTTGCCAGAAAAATCCTTTTCGCGATATTCTTCACCTAGAAATCGTATGTCAATTTCAAACAGTTCTAGTATATCCACTACATCTTGTTCTGTTTGATATGGAACAATTTCGTCTATAAACTTAACAGCATTTAGTTGAGCATAGCGTTCTACCAATGTTTGAACTGGTTTGTTTTTTTCTGTAGGGCGGTCTATTGTGGGATCTGTTTGCAAGCCTACAATTAAATAATCGCAGTTTGCTTTGGCTTCTCGTAACATACCAATGTGTCCGGCATGTAACAGATCAAAGGTGCTAAAAGTTATTCCTACTTTCATGTATTAACTCCAATCAAAAAGTGAATTAAACGTAGTATTTTGTTTAGTGCTTTCTAAATCATAATCTAGAACGCCGATAAGATTGTCAAGTTTGTTATCAATGATAACTTCTTCCATACTGTTATCATCAAATGGCAATTCTTTAAACCACTGCGGAAGTCTTAATTCGTCTACTGGATATGCTACACTAGTATACCCAAGTGGATTTTGTCTTACCTTACAAACAATAACTTTCATGCCGTCCACAATCTCTTGACTGTATCTGTCGCCGTTCATGCGCTTTAGTGTATTCCAGTTAATGCTTGCACGAACGTGACCTGGCATATTTGCTTTTCCAAGTTTTGCTTCTTCTCGCTGATATGCTTGAATATTATTGGCACGTTTTGGCGAGCCTTTTTCATATCCAGGACGTTCTTTAAATGCACGTCTAAAGTTTGTAATAGCCTCGAGTATGTCACTTTCCGGTTTCTTTAACAACACCATAGTAAGCAATTCGCTGAGAAACTCTTGCATAAACACAGGAGTATCACTGCGCTTTAGATCAAGACCCATTGCTTTAATCTTACCAGGTTTGCCGTCGACGTCTTTGCGTTTGTTTTCTTCATCATATACAAGAACTGCATAACGTTTCTTGGTAATAAACAATCCAGTTTCGCCTACAATTTCACGTCCTGCTTTGATTACTTCTGCACGGTTCTTTGGGCAATGAAACGCACTGCCCATAAATTCGCCGAAGGTTTTATTTGCTTCTTCGGAAACTTGATCATACAATGTAATAACATTTTCTTTACTCCATGGTATGTGTCCGTCGTTGATGTCTTTTTGCAGTGTAGAGAATGCACTAAAGTATACAGAGTCAGTATCACCGTAAATTATTGCCTTACCGACATGATTGTATTCGCCAGTGATAATTTCATTTACTTTACTAGCCATGTGCTTGGCAATCTGTCTACCAGTTAGTGTAGTGCTTTGTCCAATGCGTTTGTCGAAAAACCTGCAACCTGGATTAAGAATAGCACCATACAAACTGTTAAGGTTAATCTTCTTAACCAACTGACGCTTGTCCCAGAACGAAATTTCAGTTTCGTTTCCTGCATCCTTTGCTTTTTTAAGCATTGCCTGTAGTTCTTTACGTTCTTTGTACCAACGTGCCAGTAGTCCGGGAATAACAGATTCGAACTCATGTGTAAAGATAGTACCGTTAGCACTGATCATCCAAGGCATGTTGCTGTCAAACATTAGTTTATAAAGTTCAGCACCGCTTAACACGTCAGTACGACCATCTTCCCAATCAACTGTGATGGTCTTGTCTCTGCGTTGTTCCATTACCCAAGTGTATTCAAATGTGCCAAACAGGCCTTCCCACGCTGCGGCAAATGATTTTTTATGCAGTGTCATCTGCTCGTGGATATATTGATCAGTGTATTCTGGGCGTAACTGTCCAACAATACTTTCTGGAGCCATGTTTAATGCTCTAATTACTGAAGGATACAGACTGTTCAAGTCCATACTTCCAACCCACTGATGCAATCCTTTTTTGGGATATGCAACATATGCACCTGCTGCTTGTGTGTTGCCGCCGTGGTCACGTCTATTCGGAACCTGCATACCTCTACGGTGTGCTTCGTTGATAATTGCTTGTTCTGTAACAGCAACCGCACCCATAATAGTTTGCAACAGAACAGTGTTGTCGTGAGCAATCTCATTTGCTAGATCAATAAAGCGTAGTTTTTTGTCTAGTTTATCAAGTAGTGCAACGTCCTGTCTGTTATATTCTATAAAGGTTCTAAAGTCGTTATTGTAAAGTTGATCTAGTGTGCCTTCGTATTGTGTCTTGCGTTCATCTAGTTCGTACTCGCCAATTGCATCAAGTCTATAACTATGACGTTCTTCGTAAGTGTACTTACGATACAATTCTAGAGAGTCAATATGTACACGACCTACAAAGTCAAATGTCTCAGAAGTCTTGCCGTACTTTTCGTATTCGCGCTTCTTGGGATATTGATCCCATAAGCAAAAACGTCTAGTATCGTTTTTACTCAACACTCTAGCAACTCTATTGACAGTGTACGGAACGTCATATCCTTCACTGTTCCAACCACTTAGAATATCTGCATCTTGTATCAAGTCAAGAAATGTATCCAACATGTCTGCTTCTTTTTCAAAAAGAATACAGTTCTCGCCCCACTCTACACAATGTTCACGGGCTTGCTCCATTGTTAGTGTCTTTGGTGGAACTGCTAGTGTTATAAGTGCATCCACCCACTGTAAACAAACAGTGATTGCAGTAATTGGCATAAACGGATCGCTAGTAGGAGCAAATCCACGTTCTGGATCAAAGTCGGTCTCGATATCCCAAAATGCTACGTTTAGTTTAGGAGCATCTTGATTTTCGTAGTTTTCACTTAGACACTGAAAGATAGGATTAATATCGCTTTCAAACAGATTCTTATTTTTATTAATTGCTAATTCTTTTCTGTAGTCTTTGGTATTTTTACAAACAATGCGACTTAGCGGATCGCCATATACACTTTTATACTTTCCTTTAGGATCTTCGTAATAGAAAGTATACTTTACTGGATACTCTTGTTGTATTCGTTTTCCGTCTTTACGTTCAATAACTCTAATAATATCAGAGTCTCTGTCAAACATTGCGTCGACATATGGCATTCATTTCTCCTTGTTGCTTCTTGGCCAACTAACCATCTACTTGCTCTTAAGTGAGCGACTCTATTCATTACTTATTGTGTTTTAACATGTACAGTGTAATTTTAGGATCATCTACTACTAGTAAATCGCTTGGGTATTTCCTATCAGGCCATGATCGTCCTACTGCTACAACATTAATCATTTTAGGATTAACTTTTTTAACTACTGCTATTTTAAGCCTGCTATGGTCGGGGTACACCACAGTGTCCCCGACATTAATGCTGTTTCCTAAAATATCTTTATGTATTATTTCCTCAGTCATCTTTATCATAACCGAGAGTAGCAACAATAGTTTCGAGATCTTCGAATTCGTCTGTGTGACGTGTCCAATCTCTTTTCATTGCAACTTTGATTGCTTTGTTAATCAAACTTGGTTTGACATTAAGTTCTTCTGCAACACTTTTAATAGTGTCTTTTAAGCCACCTTGCAAGTCGGCAATTTCTTGTAGGACGCTAACACCTTCCTTAACAAGACGATCCAATTTTGCTTTTTCTTCAGGCCCGTAGACTCTGTCACTCATGTAATACTCCTTTTTTAAAACTTTAACAATAAATTGCTTGTTTGTCAACAGGTTATTTTACAAATGCACCTATTCTTCCGTGTACATCTGGATATTCTTTATAGGTATATCCTTCGGGAGGCTCTGTGCTTTCGCCCTCCCACACTGGTATAAAATGAACAATATTGTTTTCAAAATCTTGATTATGTCTAAAATGAACTTCTATTAGTTTGCCGCCAATGTATTCGCAGTTAATCCATTCATACTTTTCTACAAACGGTTTTAGTACATTAGGTAATCTTATTCTGTCAGCAACACGAACCCAATGTTCCCAACGTGTAAATGTTGTGTCAGGTTTATGTCCTTCTACTGCTAAAACTTGTTTTCCTTGATAGTAGTCTATACTTAGATGTCTACCTTCAAACCATTCACACCAAAAATGTCCTACAGGTAAGTGAGTGGTATCACGTTCTAGATAAACTTTTTGTGTACCTAGTCCTAACCCTTGCATATTAACACAAGGCCGTACAATATAATGGCCCGGTAAAGTTACATCTAAACCTACCGGGCCGCAATTATAATCGAGTTTTTTTGAAAGTATAAGTTTATCTAGAACCCACATATCGTCCGGATCAATTGTTTTCCAAACTAGATTTTCTGCGTATTCCATTTTTACTTTTTAACGTGTTCGGGTTTACCTTTGTGCTTGGTTTTAGCATAGTCTTTTGCGTCTGCTTTGCTCATGCCTTTAGCAGCCTTTGCTACTTCTTTACTAGCAGGCTTTTCGCCCGATTTTGCAGCGTAAACCATGCCCATAAACTTTTGTTGTGCTTTTGACTTGGCTTTTTCCAGCAACGACTTGTATGCTGTTGCTTCTGATTCTTTCATTTTTAAAGTTTTTGATTCAGCAGTAATAGGACTCATTACTTTTTCATCATACTCTAGTGCATGATATACACTGCCGATATAGTCTGCTGCTTTGGTAATCTTGCTTTGCTGCCAACCTTCGAGGCCTTCTGCTTCACTGATGTTTTTTAGCAATTCGTGTAGTTTAATTGCATACTTTGCAATTTTATAAAGTTCAGCACGAGCCATTTGTACTTCGTGATCTTGTTCTGCTGCACCAGCAAGTTCAGCAAGACCTTCAATTAGTTTAGATTCTGCCATAGCAGGCTGTCCGGCCTTGTTTGCTCTTGCTACAAGACCCTTGATAATTTCTGGAGACATTCCAGTTTTTTGTGAAAGTTCTGCCATGTTCTTAGCACCAAACGGTGTGCCAAAGTTTTCCAAATGATCTGCTAGTCTTGCCATTGCGTTAGCAATCATATCGTTTGGTTCTTTTACTGCTAGTTGTTGCAGTTTACGGCCTAGTGCAGCATACTTCATATTTGGTTCCATTGGTATCTCCGAGATCTTTTATATATTTATCGTTTAATTGTTTTACCGCCGAACAAACTTACATCTTTCATATCCAATGCGTTGTCAGTTGGCTTTTGCATTTTTACTTTTGTTTTACTGTTTGCAACAGTTGCTACACCGCCTGCACTAGTACCGCCTGCTGTAGCAGTTTCGGCAATTTCTTCAGTAAATTTCTTAGTAATTTTAATATCGTCACGTCCAAAGGCAGTTACAAATGCTTGGAATTCTTTTGGACCCATAACAAATTCGTTTGCGTTTGGTTTAAAGTATTGCATCACACGATCGTTTCTACGTAGTGTGCTCATTAGTCTCGGACTGGTAACTGTAAAGTGTCTTGTAATCTTCTTTGCTGCTGGTTCAACTCGTGCGTCGGCACTACCCCATGATCCATCTGATCCTTTTTTCTTACCTTTTACAGTAATCTTATTGTCAACTTTGTCAGACTTTTCTTTTTCTTTATATTCTACTTTTACTTTACCATTACTGGCTTTTTCAATCTGTCCAAGAAATTCGCCAAAATACGAAAATCTGTTAGCCAGTCCTGGAGCATCGATGGATATTGTTACACCACGTGCTGCTGTAAATGTTTTGTCGGCAAGCATTTTTTTAATTGCATTAACCAAATCTTCCTTGCTTTTAAGATTGTAAAACTTCCATTTAGCATCGGCAAATTTTAAATCTGCTGCACTTGGAACAAAACCTGCATAACCTACCAAGTATGGGTTGTCATCACCACCACCTGCTGCGGCAATTGGCTTCTTAATGCCAAATCTCATAAAGATATTGCCGGCTGTTTTTTCTTTTTCTACTCTGTCTAGTTCTACAATCTGATTAACTTGCATTGTTATCCACCTACTAATTTACCGCGCAATGGGTGTTTTTGTGTTGGTCCCATAGTGGGATGTACTTTTTTAGGCATAGGATCGGATCCTTTTGCTTGGTCTGGTTTTTTCTTTTCGCGACCAACATCTACATTAAGTAAAGCAGTTTCTGTTATTTCAAAAACTTTCATTTTGCTTTCGCTTCTTGAACATTACGTGCAGATACTTGAACAGGGATCCATTGACTATAGAACTTCTGTTGCACTTGTACGTTTGCAACAAAAATGGAAAACACCTGTGTATCTTTTAATTCACGTATTAGCATATTAATATTTATTCCAATCAAACGGTTTACGTTTTTTAGGAATTTCTTCAACTGCATGACCGCCCTGCATTGCTGCCCATTCACGTAAACTATATTTAGGCTCAACGGATTCATTTGGGTTACTAGTCCAAAATGCCTTCCCTTGACTAGTTTGACTGGTACTAGGTTTAATATCGTTGCCCATACTTTTCACAAATTTGTACATTGCAGTAGCTATTCCGTTGCGTTGATATTCATCATTAACACGCAAATTGCCGGCTACCAAATATGGATCAGCCTTTTTAAATCGTTTAAACAAACCAGAAGGTTCATCGTTTCCTATAACGATAAATCTCACATATCCAATAGACTTATTATCTATAAATGCTTCAACTTTTATTTGCGGAATCATATTACTAGGATAATGATTTGCAACTATTTTTACTTTGCCTATCTTAGTATCAACTACAGTTTCTTTATGAAAGTCTTTGTTTAATAATTCAGGATTTATGCTTTCAAAAAGTCCTATGTTAAACAAAACATTTGTGTTAGATTCATTTAGTTTAAAGAACGGACCTTGGATGATACTTTTGCTTTTTTCTTTTACTAATCCTCTATTGAGATTTTTCTTAAATTCATCTGTGATGTGTCTATTTCGCAGTCCTTGACTAAAGAACAAGTGCGTTTCTACAGGATTGTTCCCGAACACCTTTGCTATTGCTGCCATGCGATTTCTGCCTTCATGCCCTACTACTCTAGCAGGCATAGAAAAATCACCATTTTCCCACGATTCTGGTATTTCTATTCTAAGGAAAGGACTGCCGATAGTGCCGCCTTGTTCGAGATGTTGGGCTATTTTTTCAGAAGGTTCACCGTCTAATGGTGCTGCTAGATCTATAAAATGCTTAGGAGTCATAGTCACACGCAAACCTAAATAATCGACTTCTTGGTTGTTAGGAACAGCACCCCATCCATTTTTATTGTCAATTATATCTACATTGGTATTGACACCTTTTACAATACGATCGTCTTCTTTAAAAAACTCATTTTCTCTTATTGTAAGACGACCTTGCTTTGTTAAAAATTCTTGATATTTTGGATCAGAGTGTTTCATTACAAAATTTATAGAACTATCTTTGTTAAAATCGTTGAACGTATAAAAATTGGTACTTGGCCCAATAAACTGATATTCGTCGAAAGTTTTGTGATAAATTACAGAATCAATTCTTCTAAAAAATAATCCTCGGCCGTATCTAGATTGAGAAAATTTGTCAACTACGTAATATCGTTTTTCTATTTTAACAATATCGTTTATTTCAATATCTTCTCGCCAGTTTTCTGTATTTTCTTTGACTTGTTTCTTACTCTTGCTGTCTTCATAAACTGGATTGTTATTGTTTAACTTTGATTCTTTATAGTACGGATTTTTTGGATCAGTGTCTCCGGTAACATCTGGCCACCAATCTAACTCGAAACGTTTTCCATCAGCAAACATCTTCTTCATTGACTTGATGCGCTTTTCATATTCGGCTTTCGAAGGTTTAACATTGTTTTCAACAACGTCAAGCACATATTGTATAGTAACTGCATTGGCACTTAAACTTGCACATCTTGCACCCACTTCACCTTTTAGATGATCTATTAAAATACTTTCGCTGCTTTTTGCCAAGTCGTCGGAAAGATCATGCGGTACTCTCAAGTCAAC